TAACAAATATCCAGACGCATCAAACCTAGCTCTCTCAGAACCATTTGTATGAAATGCTATTCTATGATTAGCTGAACTACTACCTTCAATTTTATAATTAGAACCACCAAAACCTAGACTAGCTCCATTATCTACTTGAACATCGCCAGATACAGCAACACCAGAAGCAGTTGTTTCAATTTTCTTTGTGTTGTTATGATAAAGCTCTACTGCACCATCATTTATAAATTTTGCTAAATTTTCTGCTGAACCACTAGTAGTTTTATTAATATTTACACCAGTTCCATTGCTAGAACCTAAAATTAAAACTCCAGTTCCTTCATCTGTTATAGTCGAATTAGTACCATCATGTACAATTTCTAAATCGTTTCCAGTTCCTAATCTTATCTTGCTGTTATCAGTTAAATCTAATCCTGTAATTCCTGTGTATGTTCCAGTAATTCTAGCATCTGGTACTGTACCACTTGTTAGATTTGATGCGTTTAAATTTGCAATATCAAATGAACTTAAATTAATTATTTCTACAGTGTCAGTTCCACTAGCACCAATTGCTGATGCAAAGACTACAGAAGTTCCATTGGTTGCAGTTACATCTACACCCATAACCATACGAACACCATTTAGAAAAACTGAAACTTTTCCTGCTGTGTAAGCTAATGAACTACTATTGTCATCATTGCCTGATAAGGTTGTAGTAGAAGAAGATACTGTAAATTTAAAAGTATCTATAGAACCTAATGCTCCAACTTGTGCATCAACATAAGTTTTAATTGCTTTAGCAGAAGCCAGAGTATCATCACTACCAGATACACTTGAAATGTTTGTATCAAGAACACCAGAAGCTAAATCAGCAACTTCAAGATTTGTAATTGAGTTACCAGTGCCATTGGCATCTATAGTTTTATTTGTAAAAGTTTGAGTTCCTGCAAGGGTAGCAACTGTTCCATCAATATTTAATGTTGCAGCTCCACTTGTGGCTCCTCCAGATAATCCTGTACCTGCAACAACTGAAGTAATATCACCTGTTGGTACTGTTGCGACTTGGGTGTCAACATAAGATTTAATAGCTTTAGCTGATGCTAATGTGTCATCATTAGAAGATACACTTGCTAATGCAGTGTCTAAGACACCAGATTTTAAATTGTCTACTTCAATGTTAGAAACAGTATTGTTATCTACATCAATAGTTTTTCCTGTTAAAGTTTGTGAGCCAGTTAATGTGGCTACTGTATTGTCTATGTTTAAAGTAATTGTATCTGTAGTAGCTGTTGAGCTTAAACCAGTTCCACCAGCTATAGTAAAAGTGTCTGTGCCGATTGTAATTGTGTTAGTTCCATTGTCTCCTGCTATAGCCATATCTGAGGATATTGAAGCTGTGCCTGCTGCTGTTAATCTACCCTGAGCATCAACAGTAAAAGTTGGTATTGCAGTTGATGAGCCATATGAAGCTGCAGTAACAGAAGTGTTAGCTAAATTTAAAGTAGCTGCACCAGAGGTAGCACCACCAGATAAACCAGTACCAGCTACAACAGAAGTAATATCTCCTACTGGAACTGTAGCAACTTGTGCATCTACATAAGCTTTAATAGATTGTTGTGATGCAAATTTTGTTGCCGAATTAGATGCCATATTATCTTCATCTAAAAATGCAGAACCACTTACTCCAGTATTTATAACTGGGCTTGTTAAAGTTTTAGCTGATAATGTTTGTGTACCTGTAAGTGTTGCAACAGTACTGTCAATTGCAATATCATTAGCGTTTGCAGTTATACCTGTGCCACCTATTACGTTAAGAGTTACATCACCACTTGTACCACCACCAGTCAAACCTGTACCTGCTGCTACTCCTGTAATGTCTGCAAGTGTTTGTGCATCTTGAACAAATTCTAAACCATCACCTGCAGAATTTACAGATAATACTTTACCAGCTACAAGATTTGGAAAAGTAATATTATAAGTATTACTTGTTGTTGGAGCTGCTTTTGGCGTAAGTTTAAAATCTCTTTCTAATTGCTGTGTCATAGCAACTATTTTATCTAATTCTACATTTAATGATTCTATTTGAAAAGCTCCAGAAACTGGAAAGTCAGTACTTCTTGCTAATGCTATATCTCTAAAAATTGTAATTTTATCATTTAATGATGCACCACCACCTAATGTTATAGATCCACCACCAGATACTCCTGCACCTGCTACCGAATATTGAGATGCACTTGATGGGCTAACATTATAACTAAGTAATGTTGTACCATTAAAAACTTTTAAATCTGTTACATCAAAAAATTCAAAGCCTACAGTAAAACTAGTTTGACCAGCTGTTGCAGTATATTGAACTCTAGGTTCTGTATCTGAAATTGTTATACTCATTATCGAAGTCCTTTTTCTATATCGTCAAATAACCAATCTAAGTACCATACGTTCTGAAACGGAATTAATCTACGCACATTACGTGCAGTATAATGATTATATGATTTTCCTCCTACATCATACATAATATCAAATACGTTATAAATTTGTGATGCCGAAGGTCCCAACAAACCTACTTTAGATTTCATAGAAGATCCATAGGGTTTACCTTCTCCCATTAATGGTGCTATACCAATTCTATTATCTGTAAGAGCTTCTATAGATCTATTAACATCTACAAATATTCCACCTAATCCAGATCTGTCAAATGCTGCTAATAGTTTTGCAGTCAAAGATTTTTTAGAATAATCTTTATTAAATCTAAACTCACTGTACACTGCATCTACTAGCATACCAGATCCCATTAACAACATAGAACCAAATAAGAAATCCATATCTTTTTCTTGCATACCTCTCATTAACATTCTTTGTGTTGAAGCCATTGCAAATTTTTTAAACTGTACAACAGTACTCCATAATTCTTCATTCATAAATAAAGGTGTATCTCCTTTGCCTGGCGTTACAATTGTAATATTAATATCTTTATTTAACGCTGCACCAAATCTTTGTTTAGCTAAGTCATCAGTCCATTCTGTTGAGTTAGCCATTCTATTATGTGTTAAACTTGTTCCATGTTCTTCAAATTGTTTTGCTATTCTTTTTGCAATTTGTTCATCAATACCAGAAGCTGCTAATTTAGTTTTTAATTTATCTGACAAAGTACCTTTACTCCACTTAACAGAATCTTCTAAAATTCTAGAACCAATAGTAACAGACGCTGCACTTTTCATAAATTCTGTCCATCTAGACATCATGTTAATATACATAAAATTAAAGTTAGCTGCTTTCCCCATCATACCTTCTACTTTAGAAGACATACCAAACATATCTCCAATATCAGAAAACAACATAGCTCTTTGTCCAGTAACCATATCAACTGCTTCTGCAAAAGACTGAGCTTCTTTTTTACCTGCTTTAAATATACCTGCATTTTTATTTGACAGCATATCTGCCCACATTTCAAACTGTGTTTTAAATCCTCTTTGAATACCAGATGTCATAACAGTTCTTGGTACATCAGCTACTGCTGCAAAGAAACCTGTAAGCATTGTTAAAGCATTATAATGTTTCATTGTTCTCATAGCTCTAGATGTCCAAGCATGAGGATCAGCAGGTAATCCATATGTACCTCTAACTAATTCTATACCTGCTTCTAAGTCTTCTAATACTTTATTTTTTTCTGCTATAATTTTTGCTTTTTGTGTTTTGTTTTTAGCTTTAAATGCTTTTATATTATATTCTTCAGCTACTTGATATAATCCAGGAAAGGTCATTGATTGAGCTTCATCTATGTATTTATATCCTAGACCATTTGGATCTCCGTATTTTTTTGTAAATAAAATATCTGGAGTTACTTGTCTATAGTATGTTTTCATTAGTGAAAAAATATCACTAACCATAAAATCATTTTCTAATAATTTAATTTGTGTTTCTGGTAGAAGGTTTAACTCTCTAGCTCTTGTAGCTCTTGCATATCTAGGTCTATTAAAAGCATATCTTTCAAATATAAGATCTTTTATATCATCAGTATATTTTGTTTTTTCAAATCTTTGAAATGGAAAATGTCCTGCTAGATCATCTACTAAAGTATTTAATTTTTTTTCATTAATATACTTTCCTCTTTTAATTAGATCTTCTCTAATTATATTTTTAAACAATTCTTTGTTTCTATCTATATTGGTTTTGTTATAAATTATATTTACATAATCTTTAATTAAACCATCTGACGCTTTTAAGCGTTCTTCTAACTTAGCAATTTTATTTTTGATTTCTGTTGCAGAATATTGTGATGTTGTACCATCTACTTTTGACTTAAATGATTTAGAAGTTTCACCTTTCTTTTTCATTGTGTCCATAGTACCTTTCCAAAAATTTAATTCTCTTTCAATAGGTAATTTACGAATACCAAGTTCTTGCATTTCTTTACCTATTGGTCCATACACTTTATCTTGTGTAATTCTTGCAGCTTGTGCTATTTCTGGAATATCACTTTGCATACCTTTTAATCTTGTTAATGTAACTTCTCTACCAAATTCTGCTAACGACATTTGGCTATTCATAATATTGTGCATATTAATTCCTATTTCTGTTTTAGGATGTGAGCCTTGTACTCTTGCAATATACTTTAAATATTGTTCTTTAATATCTTTCATAGCTTCTATAGATCCTACTTCTCTCATTCTAAGTTGTACTTCAATAGATGGATCTGTTGCTTTAAAACCATAATCTTTAGTATTTTTTAATTTAAGTAAAGGAGTATCTAATATATCTCCTATCATTGTTCTTGCATTTTTAGATACAGCTTTAGTAACTCTAAATACATTAGTCCAAGGACCATCTTCTCCAAATACACCTAAATTACTTTTAACAAATCTTTCACCTTGAAATTCTTCTAATGATGTAGGTTTTATTTTTTGTTCATTAGCTGCTGCTCCTACATTTCCAGGAGTTGGAGGTCTTTCATTAGGATTAATAAACCTACCATCTTCATATATTTCTTGAGTCATATTCTTAGGTGGTGCATGAAAAGATTTATCTGCGTCTATAATCTTTTGTTGTGTAGATCCACCTATAGTACCTTTACCCATTTTATTTATAATATATGGTAATCCATAACCACCTGCTACAATCCAAGGAACATAATCATCTGGTCTTGTTGGATCTATATTTTGTTTAGCTATTTCTTCAGCAGTAAAAGCTGTACCAAATACTTTTGCACTTTGTCCTGCTTTAGCAGCTAATAATAAAGTTGATGGATCTAAAAATGCTCCAGTTATTTTTCCTATATGATACCAAGGACTTGCATAATTTTGTTCAGCTTGTGTATTTAATTTTTGTATAATAGCTGTAGATTCTGCAGCACTTTTACTAAACATAAACTGATCATAAAAATCTTTATAGTTTTTTAGTTGTGGATCATTTTTAGGATTGTAATTTTCATCTGGTACAAAATCTTGATGATTAACAAGATAATCAACAGCCATTGATGTTAAATTTTCAGAAGCAAAACCTTGTTGAAAATCTGCATAAGGACTATACTCTATTGGAGTATTTCTTTGTTGCTTTAAACTTTCTGCATCAGAAGGTCTAAATGGAAAAGCTGTCATTAATTTAATTTACCTAATTTACCACCATAAGAATTTATGCCTCTTGTATAACCTTCAAAAATCATTTTATCTAAAAGTAATTGATTTTGTGGTGGATAATAATTATAGAATGCTTCTGATCCCATTTCATGTTCAATCATAAATTTAACTAACTGATTTATTTGATTTCCATCAAAAAAATTAATTGCAGTATCTCTAGTAAAATTAGTTTTTTCTTCTAAAGCATTTAAATAATTTGTACTATCTTCTGCATATACAGTTAGTATTTCTTCTACAGTAGGATTATTTCCATATCTTTTTGTAGTTTTATTATTAATTAAAGTTGAATTATTAATCATTACCCTAATACCAGCTCTTATAGAATCTACAGGACTAGCAAATATTGCTGCTTGATTACCTGTTGTAATGTTAGTCATTTCACCATCCCAAGTTTGATCTGTTTTTATAACTGCCATATAGTTATTAGTTCTAAATGTTAATGGTAAATCTTTATTTTGATAATTATTATATACATGTTGCATATAACTTTTTTGAACATTTTCTTCTGTAAAAGAAGCTTTATGTGGAGGAAATCTAGAATCTATTATTTTTTCTTTATCGTTAAAATTTCTATTATTTTGAATTTGTGCATCCATTGATACAATTTCATTAACTTCATTATTAATTTCTGCAGCTTCATTGTAATAAGATTCAACATCTATATCTTTTCCTAAAGCTTTAAATATAAAACCAAATGGTTTTACTTCAGCAGGTACATCATCTATTAAAGGATAATCTGGATAAAATCTATAATCAGAAGCTTCGATCATTGTTTTAGTAGTACCATAAAAAAATTTTTGTAACCATTTTTCTGTACCAGAATCTCCATCAATAAATCTACCTAAACCTTTTTCCATAAATAAATCAAATTTTTTAGTAGCAATTTCTTGCATAACTTGAGATCTGGAATCTGGTAAATCTTCTACAAACATATTACTTCTTAAACCTGTAGGATCAAAATAATTATCTCCTTGTGTTAAAGATATTAATTTTTCATCATATATAACTTTAGCATGATAATTAGGTTTGCCTTCTTTATTAAAAGTTCCAGTAGGTTCTATTATTAAATTTTTGTAATTTTCATCTATAACTCTTTTCATTACATCGGTAATGTTGATTGGTTCTTGTGTTTTACCAGATGGTCCAACAGGATTAAAACCAAATCTTTCTATTTGTTCTTCTGAAGATAAATTTTTTTTTAAATAATTTGCTTGTGCCATTAATGCAGAATCAAAACCTTGACCAGTAAATCCTATTTCTTTTTCAAAACTATGTTTAATCATACTTACTTTGCCAGTTCCATTTAATCTTGTAGCTGAAAAACCTTTTTTATTTAAAGCTTTTAAACCTTGAATACTTGCTTTGTAAAATTGTTCTTTACCTTCGTCTGTTTTAAGATCTATATCACTATTACCATTTATATAAGTTAATTGTACTTTAATTTCATTTAACCATTCTTGCTGTACTAAAGGTGTCATATCAAGTCCTTTATACCAAGCACTTGTACTTTCTGGTATAAACATATGAGAAAATTTATTTTGTTTTTTATTAAATATTTTTTTAACCCACCAAGTATCTGTATTTATGTCTTGCATTTCAATAGTCCATTTCATGTTATTGATTGCAATATCTATATTATTATCAATACTATTAGATATTTTATTGTAATTTTCTTCTAAATTACCTTTGTTAGTCATTAAATTATTTAATTTTTCAGCAATTACTTCATCAGATTCTTTAGCCATTACACCTATTTTATTTGCAGCATTATAAATATGTTCATTTTCTATTGTAATATAAGGAAACATATCTTTTGATTTTATGTAATTAAATAAAGATAAATTTTCTTTAAAATCTTGTATCATTCCAGGTGTTTTAAAATTAACATTATAATCTTTATTAATTTTTTTTAATACAGCTGTTGGTTCCATATTTTGATTTTTTAATATTTCCATTGCTGTTCCTAAATCTTCATTTTCAATATCTGTTATATTTTCATCATTAATTCCATATCTTCTAAATAAAGCAGTTTTAAATAATTCCATTTGTTCATTATTTTCAAAGTTATCAATAACTTCATATTCTAAAGCTTTGCTTACTAAAGATTGAACTTTAATATTTTTACTAACAATTTCTACAGCTCTAGGAAAATCAGTATCAGAAATACCTGGCATACTATTAATTACAAAATTAGTTGCATTTCCATTTGCACCATTAGCAAAATTATTAACATCTAATATTGAACCAGAATTTTGTAATCTATCAAGATTATATTTTGTTTTAGCACTTTTCAATCCATTAATATTTTTACTATTATAGTCATCATATAATTTTTTAACATTATCTATAATTTTTGTTCTTTCAAAAGGATCTTTTATTTGATTTAAATATTTTTGGTAAATAGGATTTTCTGTATTTTCTGGTGTTAAAGGAAAACTATCTTTACCTTTTGCATAATTTAAAAAATATTGATTACCTTGTAAATCACCAAGTTTTTTTATTATATTAAATACTCTTAATGATTCTGTTTTAATAATATCATTATTTAAATCTTTTGTAATAACACTTTGTTTAACTCTTTGTGTTTCTACCAATGTATCTTCTGCTAGTTTATAATTATGGTTTTGTTGTTTATGTACAGTATTACCTATTAAATTATTTATATCATTTATACCTAGATTTTCATTATTACTAATAGTATCTAAATTTAAAATCATATCATTACTTGAATCTTCTTTTGCAGTTTCCCATCCAGCAATTGCTAATTGTGTTTGTTCATTATTATAATTTGTAGTAGCAAAAGATAAATTTGATAAATTTTTTTGAGCTAATATATTTCCTGCAATTTCTTTAAATACAGGTGGTGTATTTGCTAATGTACTTTTTGAATAACTATCTACAGCATTTCTCATACCATCTGGATCTGATTTAAATTTATCTCTTAAATCTAAATAATGATCTCTAGATGATTGATTAAATTGATATTGCCAACTTACTTTAGCATCAGCTTCTGCTCTTTTTCGAAATGTATCTACAACTTGAGATATAGGTTGAGCTATTTGTGCTGTAATATTAGTTTTAGGATATGGTGCTATTCCTATATTTTCAGCAACACTACCTTTTAAATTAACTTGTTTTTTACCTTGTTTTAATGCCATAAATTACTCCGTTTGTCCTGGATCATAAGGATCATAATAATTACCATCACTTTGCATACCACCTCTATATTGTCCTCTTGGTTTATATGATTGACTATAAGAATAAGTACTAAATGCAGCTGCACCTATTTTTGCATATGTTCCATATTTTTCAGCTTTACCCATAACTCTTGTTGTATATATTGCTGAATCTAATTTAGATTCTCCACGTAAAACATTTATTTTAATATTTCTAATATCTCTTTCAGCTATTCTATCTATCTCAGCTTGTGTAGTTAAAAAACTACCACTATCATCACTATACCCAGATCCTGCAACTATGGCTAAATTTTGTTTTCTTTTTCTTCTAGCTTCTTCTAATACATCATTAGAATCTTGTAATCCTTTTAATTGATTGAATTTTTTTTCGCTTTCATATTGATTAATTAAAGCTTTGTTTCTAGCTTTACTTGCTTGTAATCCAGAATAGGCTCCAACACCTTGTATAGTAGTACTTATAATTGCTAGTGTAACTGGATCTGCACTCATGAAAAAACTACCTCTACATTCATACCTAATATTTTTAATGGTAATGGTTCTGTTTGCGATAAAGTAATTGTAGGATTTTTATCATATCCCATAAAGAAAAATTCTTTTTTATCTGTAAAAGGAACTAGGTCAGAGCCACCAGTAAAGTTAACTTGTTGGATTACTAAAGATTTTGAGGTTGTGTCTGCAGCTTTGACAGTTAAATCTAAAGCAGAGTTAAGATCAATGATAGCTCTTGAGATTCTTCTTGGTGTTCCAGTTAATGGACCATCTGGTAATTCTTTATCTATTGGCATTGTTTCTACAGTAGCTGTAAAATTAAATCCAACTTTAACTCCTGCTCTTGCAGCAGTACTTAATTCAATTGTGTCTGTTAAAACATCTGCTGTAAATTCACCTAATGAACTATTACCATCAACTGCAAATATTTTATTACCACCATACTCTTGATTAACATTATGTAATAATCCTTTTGTAATAGCTATAGACGCATTATCAGATGGTGATGAAGGAAGTGTTGCACTTAAAGTTATATCATATGAAGTACCACCATTACTAATTACAGCTTCTATATCAAACTCTGGTGTAATACCTGCAATACCTATTGCTTCTCCTACTTTTGGTGCAGATGTAAATCCATCAACTTTTAATACTATACCTGTTTGACTAGCACCTTGAACTAAAGGTGTTCCTTTTTGATTAATAGTAGTTACAGTTTGCATATCTAAATTAACTCTATCATCATTACCAAATTTTTCTAATACAAAATGTGTTCCACCTCTAAGTGTTCTTCTAGTAACACAAACTAAATGTTCATTCAGAGATATAATAGATTCAAATGTATCT